CATAGTAGAGTGTCCGATGAAGAGTGGTTAAAAACAAAACAAGGGTATATGAAAAAATCAGACTGGAAATGGATTACTGGAAAGATTTGAGCATAGGCTTGAACGTGACAGAGTTTCGGTATGCTTGAAATAATTTGCATCGGAAATATTGAGGCGGTTATCAGGCGGAAGAATATTCAAATAAACAAATGCCTCGACCATTGGGCAGAAGTAGCAGGGCCGTCAGCTTATGAGTTAAGCGGAATGAGAGTATTGCTTGAAAAAGCCCTGACCGCAGGGCAACAGGAGAAGAAATGAAATACTCGCCAGAGACAACAAACGACATATGCAAAAACATTGAAATCGGTTTAAGTAAAAGAGATAGTGCGATTCTTTCTGATATAACAGAGGAAACCTTTTACACTTGGATAAGGGATAGACCTGAGTTCGCTGAGGCCGTAAAAAAAGCGATGGCGAAGTTCAAAAGTAACAACCTGCGGATAATTCAGATGGCCGCCGCGCCCAAGAGAACGGATGAGAAAGGGAAGGTCGTCGGTGGTGGTCAATGGCAAGCTGGGGCATGGCTTTTGGAAAGAAGGCTACCGGGTGAGTTCGGTTTGCGCCAGCAGATTGAGTTCACGATCCAAAGTGTGATAGCCACGGTCAGCGCGGTTCTAAATAGGAACGTCCCGGAGAAATGTCCGAACTGCAAATGCGATCTACTTTTAAAGGATGGTATAATTAGGGAACTTGAAACATTGAGCCAAGAGGGAGAGAAAACAAAACCCAAACCAGATGAACCCAATCCTATCAGAGAATGACATTTTAAAAGGAATCGCAGACCAGATGAGGGGGCGCAAGATATGGCCCCCCATAGCAGACCCCGCCTTAATCGAGAAAATGAAATCCGATCCGCGATTGTTCATGTCCGACGTTCTGAATGTTAAGTCTCTCTGGAAAGGGCAGGAGCAAATCATCGAGAAGGTGAAATCGTCACGGCAGGTCGCCATCGCCAGCGGCCACGCGCTGGGGAAAGATTACATCGCCGCCAGAATCATGTTGTGGTTCCTCTACACTCACATCCCATCAATCGTCCTCGCAAGCTCCGCGTCATACCGCCAAATCTCAAAGATCATCTGGGGTGAATTGTCAGAAGCATTCCACGGGGCCAACTACTCGCTCCAAGGCCGGATGACCACTAATCAACTCATGGTTGACGACCGAAAGAAATGGTATTCGCTTGGGTTCGCCACGAAAGATGTCCACGGTATGCCGGGCAAGTTCCAAGGGTTCCACCAGAAAAACGTGATGATACTTTTCAGCGAGGCCCAAGCCATCGAACCGGGAATCTGGGAGGAGGCTGAATCGCTCATGGCTTCTGGGAATGTTCTTTGGGTTGCGATCGGTAACCCCTTGGTCAACTTCGGCAAGTTCTCGGAGTGCTGGCGTCCTGATAGCGGGTGGGACACCATCAACCTCGACTGCGAGGAATCGCCAAACTATTTGTCAGGCGAAGAAATCATACCCGGACTTTGTTCGAGGAAGTGGGTGCAGGACATGGAAAAGAAATACGGCAGAACCAGCCCGGCTTTTATTTCCAGAGTGCAAGGCCATTTCCCACCCACCGTCGAGGGTGCAATCATCGACCGCGCCTCACTCGATTGGGCCACGACCAAAGGACTGGTCGAGATACAGGCAGGGACAGAGAAGATCGCGGGCGTCGACCCTGCGGCCCACGGTTCCAACAAGACCGTCGTCATCGTCAGGGAAGGGATGAAAGTGACCGTCATCGAAAAAGACCAAGGACAGAGCACGATGGTCACGGCGGGCAAGATCGTGAATATGCTTCGGTCGGGAATCTCGAAAGTGTTTCTGGATGTGACTGGTATCGGAACTGGCATTTGGGATCGGCTTGTTGAGCAGGGATATGGGAACCAAGTCATCCCCGTTTCGTTCGGTGGGCGCGCAAGAGAAATAGAGTTTGACAGGACTCCGGTTTTGAGAGAATCTGAAAAGTTCGCGAATGTCGTAACCCAGATGTATTATAATATCGGCCAGTTACTTGAGAAAAAGCGCATCGCGCTTCCGTTCGATCCAGAAATGGCGATGCAACTTTTGAATCGCAGAATTAAAACGAGGTCGGATGGCAAACTTGAAATCGAAAGCAAAGAAGAATTTTCAGAAAGAGGGTTCGACAGCCCGGACGAATCGGACGCCTTGGCACTTTGTTTTTGTGGGTTCATTCCAGCCGGGGGCATGCCGAAACCTTTCATCAATACCGTCGATGACCCGGAGCTCGACAATATCTTCGCTCAGTAAATACTTTCCTTCCCAACCTTCAACAACTTTTTACCTAAAGGAATCCAACCATGAATGAAAAAGATTTGTTCGCATTCGACAAAGAAAAAGAAGTGCAGGGCGGAGAATACGTCGACCCCGCAATCCAGAAGATGTCCGAAAAAATAGGCGAGTCAGATGTGCCGTCGATATTCCTGCCCGGCTCCAAGGCGGGCGCGTTCAGCGGCTACACCTCCGAAGACCCGGCGTTTATTCCGATCCAAGACCCGGTCGATGGCCCTCCGGGCGTCGTCCTCACTGATAAAGACAGACTGGAATGTCAGAACGCGTCCATGAAGCGGCGCAGGATCGACCCTCAATACACCGCCATCCTCGACACGTATCACAGCTTCACCATCGGAAAGGGCGTGACGATAACGCCAGAGGACGAATCGGATGAGGTGAAGGAATACGTCGACGACTTCATAAAATTAAATAAGTTCAACGGGCTTGACAGCGACATCGTCTTGAGCATTTTCGAAGCGGGCGAAATCTTCGTCAGGTTTTTTTACAAGAGCGGAACGCTTCCGGCAAGGATACCAGCCATCCGGCTTTTATACTATTGGGAAATCTCAAAGATAAAGTGTGACTATAAAACCGGGAAACCAATTTCGTATGTCCGGCCTTACCGAGAGGAAGGCGAAACGGAAGTCAAATTCGAGGACATTCCCGCAGAAGAAATCATCCACATAAAATTTGGTAGCAATTATCAGAAGCGGGGACTTCCCGCATTCCTGCCGATCATCCAGCAGTGCCAGTATTATCTCGACTGGCTTTATTGCCGGATCGTTTTGAATCGCCTGAAAAGTTCTTATTACCTTGAGGAGATCGTTGACTCCACGCCCGCCAGCGTTTCAGGGCAGGACGCGCAGACCCCGGACTCAACCCAATACGGCCAGAGTGGTAAACCGCAGAAGCGGCTCCCAAAGATCGGGAGCAAGATCGTCCACAACAAATCCGTCGAATACAAATGGCTCAAGCCCGAAGTTGGGGCCGATGACGCCAAAGAAGATGGGCGTTCAATCAGGCTGGCGATATGCGCTGGCGCGCAGGTTCCAGAGTTTGTTCTGGGCGATGCATCCAATGCAAATTACAATTCAGCATTGGTGGCCCAGAATCCATTTGTCCGGCGCGTGGAATGGTTCCGCGACTTCTTCGAGAAAAACATAAAACAAATCATGGAGAAGGTCATCAATTACGGAATCCAAAATAATTTCCTGCCATCGAAATCTACCGAGACAGTCATGAAAGAACGCGCTTCAAACGTTGGGTTGATCCGTCGCCTTAAAAAACTTTTCAGATATCAGGAAGCGTTCGACCCAGCCGGGAACATCGTGGTTACTTCTGCCGTGGACACCAATACAGAAGTCAACGTCGAGTGGCCAAACTTGATCGCAGAGAACATCCTCCAAGACTCGCAGGCATATCAGATACACCAAGCCATGGGGATCGTGTCGAATGAAACCATCGCCAGCAAACTCGGTTACGATTACGAGGAGGAGTGGCGCAAGATTCAGAACGAGCAGGAGCAACAGGCCGAGGCCATGCCCGACCCGATGGAGCCTGACCCGGACGAACCAATGCCGGGATTGCCCGGAGAAAAGAAACAAAAACCAGATGAAAAATAAATTGATCTCATCTCTTGAAACGATTGACAAATGCTGGCACCAGATAGAGCGTTCTAACAGGCCACCGTTCATCGTCCTCACCCGTTGTTTCACTTGTTGGATGGTCAACTCGATGGTCGTGGTTCGCGCTCCCGTCCCGTCTCCCACCGTTTGCCCGCACTGCCACAACGTCACCGCTCCCGTCATCGGAGTTTCAAGTACGGCCAATTAAATGATCGGAATAACAGAAAAAGAAATCTCGCCTGACTTGATTCGACTCCGCAATAAATACCCTGCCCTTGTCGGAAATAAAACTCTTTGGTCAGAAATAAAAAGACTCGTGAACGCGGGCGACATCGCCTCGGCTGATGACATGGCGGCTAACAGGATTTTAAACTCACCCCGCTTTGACCTGCGTAACCGGATCGCCGTTCGCGGGCGGATATATCGAAACGAGTTTGTCAGATACGAACTGGAAATAGAAAAGCAGGTTAAGGATTTGTTCGTGAAATTTTACGACAGGGTTGAGCGTTTGATTTTATCTTCGGCAGGTGACGATGGAAAGATTCCGCGATGGAAGATGAAACCGCTCATCGACAGGATCGCTCCCCACAACACCCAAGTCTATGCCGACCTCCGAACCTTGCTCGCGGGCGCGATACGCAAGAGCGTGAGATTTGGGATCGTGGTCAACATGAAATCTGCCCGCGCTGGGCTGGACAGTTTCCAGAAGATGATGAACGAAAGCGATCTGAAAGAAGCACCGGAGATCGGATTGGGGACAGACATATTCCAAACCATCTTCAACCGAGTCCAGAAATCCAGAATCAAAAAGGGTTTGTTTGTCGGTGGCGGAAACCAGCCTTACACTTCCGGCGCGTCGTTGAGCCAACAGATTTGGAACCAGAAAACGCTGAACATGATCAAACTTCGGAACATCGTTTCAAGTGGGATCGCGCAAGGAACGTCTGCCAGAAAGATCGCGACTGACACCAAGCGATACACCTACTCAACGGGAGAACCTGACTACAAGATGACCACAAGTGGGCCGGGAGTTTATCGGACGGCATTCAATAACGCGCTTCGAGTGGCAAGGACTGAAACCAACTCCGCATACGTCGCCGCCGGGAATGAATACGCCGCGCAGAAGGGTTATCAGCAAATGTGGAACGTCAGCGTCGGGAAAAGGACAGAGGATGAGTGCGATGATTATGCTTCCCACGGCCCTTATGATCCAGATGAGATTGCGTCCATCTACCCTCCGCATCCGAGTTGCTCATGCTATTTCACAATGGTCGTACCAGAGGAGATGCCGTGAAAAAAATGACAACTAAAAAAATGGTTCAAATTGATGCCTTAGATGACATGGAAGAAATAATTTCATGTGGATTCGATCTTTTAAATTCTATTAAAAGCGCAAATTGGAATTACAACAACAAAACAGGATTGCCTCATCCAACTTTACACATGGAAAACGCATGCTCGAATTGGATTCGCATAATAAACCAATTTAACAGAAATCTTAAGGAGAAAAAATCATGCGTGTTCTCATAACAGGCGCAACGGGGTTCGTGGGTTCTCACCTCGCGGAATATTGTTTGGAGCAGGGCGCGGAGGTGTGGGGAACGAAGCGGTGGAGATCGTCGCTTGAAAACATAAACCATTTGTTCCCAAGGTTGAAGATGATCGACTGCGACATCACAGACTCGTCATCGGTCAGGAAGGCGTTGGATGAGAGCCAGCCGGACTGGGTATTCCATCTCGCGGCGCAGTCTTATGTTCAATGCTCGTTCAGCCAGCCCAGAGAAACTTTATACACCAACATCCAAGGCCAGATAAATTTCCTGCATGGGTTAAAAGAAAAATTGTTCGGGCGACTTCTGACCATCGGCAGTTCCGAAGAATACGGACTCGTCACGCCTGAAGAATGTCCAATCAGGGAAGGTCAGGCTTTGCGACCCTTGTCTCCATACGGAGTGAGTAAAGTCACGCAGGATTTACTCGCCTATCAGTATTTTAAAAGCTACGGGCTGGACGTGGTGAGGACGAGAGCGTTCAACCACACTGGCCCCCGGCGCGGGGAGGTGTTCGCTGAATCGAGTTTCGCAAAACAGATCGCGGAGATGGAATCAGGTGAGAATTTAGAACACGTCTTGAGCGTTGGGAACTTGGAAGCGGTGCGAGATTACACCGACGTCCGGGACATGGTCAGGGCTTACTGGCTCGCGTTGGAGCAAGGTGAGAAGGGCGAGGTCTACAACATTTGTTCTGGAATAGAGTGGAGAATGTCAGCCATCGTGGGACTGTTGATTGGAAATTCAAGGCTGAAAGACATCGCCGACATCCAAGACCCGGCACGGATGAGGCCCAGCGATGTCCCGCTTCTCATTGGTGACTGCTCAAAGTTTAATGGGAGGACAGGATGGGTTCCAGAAATTTCGATAGAGAAAACGATGCTCGATCTACTCAATTACTGGCGTATTAAAAAAGGCGTTACTCAAAAACCTTTTTGACTTTCATCCGGTTGTGTTAAACTTATCCGCAAAAAGAGGGCAGGAGGAAACCATGCAGAAAAAATTTGTCCCAAAGAAAACGAGGCTGATGGAATATACCACCGCCCCGATTTGCGAAGGAACTTTTAACGATGCCACAGGGAAAAAGGAATTGGTCGTCACGCTCCTGCGAGAGGGGCCGGGCAACAAATTCCACAACAATTTTTACCAGAAGTCTGCTCTTGAATCCACCCAGAAGCACCTCATCGAAAGACCGAAGCAATACTACAACCACGCCAAAGACATCGACAACCCAGACCGCGATCTGCGGGATTGGGCCAGTTCCATCGTCGAGACCTGGATCGACACCACGGGGCCGAAATCAG